GCCTGGACTAGTGGACTCGTCTTCTTTTCAAAAACAAGTACCAAGTGTTGTAAAACCCCGATCTTAGATCGGCGTACGTAGCGTACAGAGCGAATCTGACACTACGACACTTTCCGGAAGAAAGTAAATTTCTTGCGGTAGGTCGAGCCATTTAGTTGCCCCGACCGCCCAATCACAGAGTTTCTCTATGATGGGACCGAAGTCACCCCCCTGTGCGGGTTCGACATCGGCTCGTGCTTTCTCTAGATTTTCGAGAAGGCGCGATTCACGCTTGTTCCAAGGTAAAACGTCATACGCTTTATCCTTGTATGGGTCCTCGCCGTGACGGCGGGAAACCTCAGGAGCTAACATGTTCCTGAACAAGTATGGTCTATCGATGCTGTTAATAGCATCATCGATAGTAGTGAGCCCATGGCGTTTCGCCATGGTCACTTTGTCACTAAATCGGAGGAAACTCCAATCTGTGTCGCTGGTCATAGTTAATAACTGGAGACCAGAGTCGTCGACGCCGAGAGTTAACTCGGCGTTCGCCAACACTTCCTTCACCTGTTCTTGTACAGCGTCAGAGGAAACCCCCCTAGCCCGAGCGTTGGTCGCGAAATTCGCGAGACAACGCTTGACTAGAAGGTTGGCAGTCCCGTCAAAGACGTCTTTGACAGACTGTAGGTGTATCCAGGGAGTCTCCTCCCTGAATATCTTCCACAACTCGGTCCGAGACCGATGGAAAGATGGTGAGCCGATCCCCCCCAGTTTGACTGGGAGGTATCTGGTTGACAAGAGGGTCGGAAGAAAAGCTTCCATCCTCTGCTCGAAACGTGCAGAGGCCATGGGAACCATGGCCTCAAAGCCGCCGCCGAGCCAAGCCAGCATGCCTTGCATCTGACGCGCCTTGCCAATGGCAGGGTTTGGCTCATCCTTCCCTTCGCATTCTTTCGCGCAAGGTGAGAACAACCTCAATTTCATAGCATCTATGTGAGGAGTTTCTAGATAAGGACGCTTGTTCAGAGGGGTCTCGACCCCCCAGATCAACTTCCTGTCTAGACCTACTGTGAAGAGCATCTCTTCGCAGTAGAATGCACCTCTAGAACTTAAAAAGTTCTGAGACCAGGAAACGGACATTCCGTTCAAACCATGGTTAAGCGTAATACGCTTAAGGTACTGGATCGGACCTTGACCAATATGGTCGTCGCCCGAACATGCGAAATGCCTCCACTTTCGAGTGGCTGCACCTTTTTGCATCTTCAGACGCCGGAGAAACTCCGCGTCAGAAGAGCCCAACATACCAAATTGGGAGCGGAAGAAGGCTTCCCACTCGGCACACAAATTGTGCAGAGTAAGAACCAACTTCGCCCCTGGGTCACCCATCAGGATGCCCCGGGACGTGATCAGATCGAAGAAACCTTCGATATCTGTTTCATAGCGCCTACCAGAACATAAAAGTTCAGCAGATGCCTGAAGGTACTGGGAGTCTTCTCCCAGGCCTTCCATGAACCCTAAGACCATAGCTTTACTATACTGGTGCACGCACCAGTCAGTTGCTGCGGTGAGATCACTACTTAGGAAGTAGGTGATCTGGTTCGTGACGGGTCCCGCATTGCGCAACCCCTTCACCCATTCATACAGCTGCCAGCCTCGTGTGAGGCCGGCCGTAACTGATGGATGGAGTTTTGCCATACCTAACAGGTGGTGGCTAAACGGTTGGAGGAAGATTGTCAACCAATCTTCTCCGACGGTGACGACCCGGGATTTAGCACCCGGCTCGCCAATTGCACTTGCCCTAATCGACGGTGCAACAGTACCAATTCTCAATTGGTCATCCGTTTTATACGGGGTTCCTGACAATCCCTTGTTTGCCAGTCCCTCTTCAATAGACCATTGTAACAGCTGAAAACCTGTCACTGAGTCTAATCCGTAAAGCGGATCTTCGTATTTGAAGTTATCAAAATCGAGGATCATGTTTTCGACACTTTCGCCGAATTCATCTTTGGCTTCGTGTACGGGAGCATCCCGGCACATTGTCTGCCAACGAGGCCTTCCTGCTCTTAGCATGAAAGGCTTCCCGAACCATGTTACCTGATCGGTATCATGGTCCGGAATGAAATTTGCCCAAGTCCGGAATTTTACCGCGACTTCGGCAGCCCTGCCTCCGTCCTTCACGCTCGAGTCAATCGAGGCGGATGAAGTTAGAGAGAGGTGACCAAGACTCTTAAAGTTCTTGGGTTTCAACTCTGTCACAGAGCGCCCAATCCGGGTGCTGAGAATCGAGAGAATCTCCCGACGTTCCTCTGTGATACTAGGTTTAGAACATAACGTCTCGGCGTGCTTACGCAAAGACTGTTCCCTAGTAACCTTGTTACCGGCGGGGAAATTCCTGCCGGTCACCAAGTGGCAAAGCCGCGTTGACTCGGCTTTAGACACTACCCCGCGATCCCAGACTCCTTCGAGCCAGGGACAGAGTTCCCGCCAAATGGCAGGCAGCTCCGAGAGATTATCTCTCTCGTCGCCAAATCCCGGAAAATCATCCGGGATTTCGGGCGGATCAGTCAAAGACTGCAACGCCTTCCATCGCAGGCAGACGGAAAATTTTTTCCACTGCTTGCAGACCTTGTCACTGTTATGAGTGGCAAGGCCATATGCCCACCGCATCAACTTGATGTAGGCGGGTCGGTCCTGAAGGGTTCGAACCCCTTCAGGCGTCGAAAAGATCAAATTATCATTGATCGCCTCGATTGTATTACTCAATCGCTTGAGTGAATACGAGTTCATCTTACAGATCTTATCTGAGACGGACTGCGGTATGTACGGGAGAATCTCGCGTACGCGCTTATTACGACTACGGTAAGGCTCTGTCTTACCGAAGTGACCTAATCGCACGACCAACGGTCGCGGGATATGGATGTCCAAACTACGGGAAAGTCCCAGTAGATTGGAGTTGGGGTCCAACGACCCCGGAATATGAGATTTTGTCTCCTTCAATACATTTGAAGCCGAAGCCACAGGCATGAAGGATATTCTTACAG